CTACCGCAAGAATTTGATAACACTTGCAGTCAAGAGGTATCAAGTGATAATTCTGTCACTTGCGCGCAAATGCAAGCAGATTCTTCCGTAAACGTAAACGAAAACGTAAACGAAAACGTATTCGAAAACGTAAACGAGAAACGAAAACGAGTATCGGCGCAATGCGGCGCCGGAGTGGACGACACTTTTGACCAGTTCTGGTCAGTCTATCCACGAAAAGTCGGCAAGAAAGACGCTGTGAAGGTCTGGAATCAAATTCGCCCTAACCCAGACTTGACAAACCAGATCGTCCAGGGTGTGGAACGCTGGAAGCGTTCTGAACAGTGGACAAAGGACGACGGCCGCTTTATTCCATATCCGGCGACATTCCTTCGCGGTGAACGCTGGAACGAATATGACCGCGCCGAAGTCATACCGTCCCCGAAGCCGGCCACTGTCAAGAACTACGACGACGGTGAAGACTTCCTGGACGGTGGTGAATAATCATGGCCGACAATATCTGGACGGCCGCTGTCGAAGGTATCGCCGCCAGAGGTAGGGCGAACAATGGCGCCGAAGGCGACTACCGCGACGAAGAAGGCTTTCTGTGCTGTGGCAAGTGCCGAACCAGGAAAGAAGGCGACATCACGATCGGCGAAAAGACGCTTCGCGTTCCGCACCTGTGCAAATGCGAATCAGAAGCCAGTCGCCAGCGTGAAGCCGAAGAAAAGGCCGCCGAATTCCGGAAGCAATGCGAACGACTTCGCAAAGACGGAATCACTGATCCGTCGTACCTGTCCCAGAACTTCACCCAGGACGACAACCGCAACGCCAGAATTTCCGACGTGTGCCGCCGCTATGTGGAACACTGGCCGGAAATGAAAGCCGACAATATCGGAATCCTGTTTTATGGCGGCGTCGGGACCGGAAAGTCCTTCCTGGCCTGTTGCATAGCAAACGCCTTGATCGACAAACAGGTCCGCGCCAGTGTGACGAACTTCCCCCGAATCCTGAACAAACTTCAAGGCTTCGGCGAAGATAAACAGGAATTCCTGGACAAGCTGTCCCGATATGACCTTCTTGTCATCGACGACCTGGGCGTCGAAAGGGACACGTCCTATTCCGTGGAACAGGTCTTCAACGTCATAGACGCCAGAAGTCGCACCGGAAAGCCCTTGATCGTCACGACAAACCTTTCCCTGGCCGACCTTCAAAACCCGTCGTCCCTGGGATATGCCCGAATTTATGACCGAATTCTGGAAATGTGTCCGATCAGGCTGAAACTGGCCGGAGATTCCAGAAGAACCCAGAACGCACAAGAACGCCGCGACAAGGCGAAGCGCCTTCTGGGGCTTGAAAGGACGTGACAGAGTGAAACACTACAAACTGACAATCCCTGGCCTTCTGCCAGGACTGAACGAATATGTGGACGCTGAACGCGGCGCCAAAGGCAAATACAAGGCCGCCGCCATGAAGAAACAGGCTGAAAACGTAATCGGCTACATGATCAAAACCCAGCTTCGCGGCGTCCGCTTCACCCGTCCCGTGGTGATACATTACACCTGGATCGAACCGAACCGCCGGAGAGATAAAGACAATATCGCTTTCGCAAAGAAGTTCATTCAGGACAGCCTTGTCCACGCCGGCGTTCTTCAAAATGACGGCTGGAAACATATTGAACACTTTACCGACGACTTCGCTGTGGACCCGAAGAACCCCCGTGTCGAAGTCGTGATCGAAGAATTTGAAGGAGGAAACAAAAAATGACTGTACGCGCAAAACTGAAAGACCTTGCACCTGGAACCGTATTCAACGCCGGACCGATCGACGTCCGCGTCCTGGAACACTTCACCGACAAAAGAACCCTTCTGATCGCCGATACCTGTATCGCAGACCGCCACTTCGCAGATCAGCCGTTCAAGACCAGACCGGAAAAGCCGGCCGCAAATCCGAACGACTGGCGCTTTTCAAACCTGAACCGCGAACTGAACACGGAATTTCTGGCTACATTCGACCAGGCCGAAGGGCCTATCCGTTCAAAGGACATCTTGACGGCTGACTGGTCCCTGGCTGATCACGAAGGCGGCGAAGGTTACGGAACCATTCAGGCGAAGATCGCCCTTCTGACGCAGGCCATGTATGAGAAATACGCCGATCAGGACCTTCTTAAACTTGACGACTGGTGGTGGCTGATCACCCCGTACGCCGGCCACGCGGACTGTGCGCGCCGTGTCAGCACGGACGGCAGTCTGAACAACTACAACGCGTACCTTGGCCACCGTGGCGTTCGGCCGGCTTTCTTCGTGGAATCTGGGATCACGTTATCCGTGGAGCCTGACCAGGTTGAACTTTCCACTTCCGCCCTGTTGGCCGAATTCACTTCGAAACAGCTTGTCGAAGAAGTCCTTCGCAGAATCGCCGAAGGCCAGGAAGACGGTGACGACAATGAAGAAGACGACTTTTAAGCAATGCGCCGCCGGCGACGTCTTCGAACATCAGGGACAAGCCCTGATCAAAACGACGAAGCCGAACACAGCGGTCAACCTAAACAGTGGCGCCTTCGCGCACTTTCACGACGGTTCCCTGGTGGACAGAAGCGACCTTGTTCTGATCCACCAGGCGGACCTTCCGTCCGAAATGCCGGACAGCCTGAAAGGAGGCCGAAACAATGGATAACAAATCCGCCCTTCAACTGGAAGTCGAAAAAGAAATGAGCTTCGAAATCGACGAAGACCTGTTCGCATACTTAGAGCATTACGCCAGAAGAAAACTGGAAGTCGCCAACAAAAGCGCCGGCCGCGCCTGGGGCGAAGACGGCTACGGCGACGAATACCTTTCACTTCTGATCCCCGACGTGATCCGCGAAATGGCCTTTTCTGCTTACTGTGACAAACGGTCAGCGGAAAACCTGGCCGCCAGAAAGGCGGTGTCGTAATGAAAAACGAAAACGCCATAATGGACCGCATAAAAGCCAGGATCGCGTATCACGCCAACGAACACCGGCACACATACGAAATCGGAAAAGGCGTCATGGACTTCCTGGCGCGCGACCTTCTGGCCGATTTTAAGGCCGCCGGCGGTTTACTTCCGCCGGTAGCCCTTGACGGTGACGTCTATGTCATATACCGCCGAAAGCCGGTGAAAGCAAAGGTCATTTTTATCGGAATCAACGCCGACAGACTTTTCTTCTTCAATGTGCTTCGCGGAAATATAAAGGCAAACTTCCAGACGTACCAGTTCACCGAAAACGACATAGGCCGAAGCGTATTCCTTACCCTGGAAGAAGCCGAAAAGGCGGTGGCCTGAATGAAGAAGAAAAAATCAAACCTTCCGAAGTGGAAATATGACTTTTCGTGTAAGAAATGCCGTCATATTCAATACATCAAGGACAAGGCGAAGCGCCGCGACGGTGACTATTGTATAAAATTCATAGAACGGACCGACGCCGGCCTTCCTTCCCCGATTCGCGCTGGCGACGACCGTGTCGTCCGCTGTGACTGCTTCGAAGCAATTCCGGAAGAAGGTGATTCCGAATGATACCGTTTCCGGAAAAGAAATATTCGGTAATATACGCCGATCCGCCGTGGAACTACGCGGCCGGTGGAAAGACGCGAAACGTCGAAAGGCACTATCGCACAATGAAGCCGGAAGACATCTATTCCCTTCCGGTTCAGGATATAGCCGAAGACGACTGTCTTCTGTTCCTGTGGGCCACATTCCCGAACCTGGACGTCGCCCTTGAAACGATCCGGCGCTGGGGCTTCCAGTACAAAACGGCCGCCTTCGTCTGGGTGAAGCGAAACCGAAAAGCGCCTTCCTGGTTCTGGGGTCTGGGAAACTGGACACGCGCAAACGCGGAAATCTGTCTTCTGGCCACAAAAGGCAAACCGAAGCGCGCGTCAGCGTCAGTTCATAGTATAATCGACGCCCCGATCGGCCGACACAGTGAAAAGCCGGCCGAAACCCGTGACAGGATCGCCCAGCTTGCGGGGGGGGGATCAATGATCGAACTATTTGCAAGAAAGACCGCCCCTGGCTGGGATTCCTGGGGCGACGAAGTGGAAGGCGGTGAAACCGAATGAACAAACTAAAAAGATTCAAGATCGGACTGTTTACAATCACCCTGGGAATGGTCCTGGTGGGCGCGTCCTTCGCCCTGGCTGACGATAAAGCAATCGCCGAAGGAATTATCCTACCGGAAGAATTAAACGAAACCACGGCCATTCTGACGCCGTCTGTGGCCATTGCAGAAAATGAACCACCCACACAACCGGAAGAATGGATCGACGCCGTGGCGACGGCTTACTGTCCTTGTGAAATATGCTGTGGAAAATGGGCGCTGAATCGTCCTGACGGTATCGTCTACACTGCCAGCGGAGCCATAGCCGAAGAAGGCGTCACAATCGCGGCCGACTGGTCCGTCTATTCGCCAGGCACTATCCTTTACATAGAAGGCATAGGCGAACGAACCGTCCAGGATCGCGGCGAAGCCATAAGCGGTCAGAAGATCGACGTATTCTTCAATAACCACGAAGACGCCCTTCACTTCGGCCGCCAGGAAATCCGAATCAAAGTTATTTCTGATACAGAGAGGTAAAACGATATGGAAATCAAAACACTTGTAGCGAAAGCACATGAAAACGCCGTGAAACACGGATTCTGGGAACCACCCCTTCCTTTTGGAACAGCGATCGCACTGATTCACAGCGAACTTTCCGAAGCCATGGAAGAAGAACGCAACGGGAACCCCGACGTCTGGTTCGCTTGTAACGAAAGCGACAACTTTATTTGCACCCCACAAGACGAAACCGAATGTCTTATGTGCGGCAAAGAAAGCCTTTGCAAGTACAGAAGCAGAAAGCCCGAAGGCGTGGCCGTCGAACTGGCTGACGCGGTGATCCGGATCGCGGACCTTTGCGGACACCTGGGAATCGACCTGGAAGAAGTAATCGAAATCAAAATGGCCTACAATGAAGGCCGCCCGTACAAACACGGGAAAAAATTCTGATCCCGAAGGGAGGAAACACAATGAATCAGTGTCAACTTATGGGTCGCCTGGTGCGCGACCCCGAACTGAAATACACACCACAAGGAACGGCCGTCACGTCGTTCACACTGGCAGTCGACCGCCGCTTCAATCGCGACAAGGCCGACTATATCAATATTATCGCGTGGCGCCAGACTGCCGAATTCGTCGCGAAGCACTTCGCCAAAGGTCAGCGCGTCGCGGTCGTCGGAAGCATACAGACCCGATCCTGGGAAGATAACGACGGCGGCAAACACAAGGCCGTCGAAATCGTCGCCGATTCTGTCTATTTTGCGGACGCCAAAAAGGAAAGCGCCGCCGGAAGCTACGCCGAAAGTGCCATGACGTCCGAAGGCTTCGAAGTGACTGACGAAGATATTCCGTTCTGAAAATAGACTGGGGAAAGGCGGTGAAGATACATGGACAAACCCAAAGAAAGCAAAGTCAGAACAAGGGTCATGGAAATCCTTCGGAACCATGATCAGGAAGCGCGTGTCATAGAAGCACAGATCGCCGCCGAAAAGGAAGCCCTGGAAGCCGACCTGGAATTCATTCTTGAATCGGCTTACCCGTCCAGTCAGTTATCCGACGCCGGCGTCCGCGTCCAGTCTTCACCTGACCCAGACGGAAGGCTGGTTCGCATGGTCGACAAGCGCGACCGAAGAAGACAAAGAGCAAACGAAGCGATCGGCAACCTGGAACGCCAACTTCAACAGATCACAGAAGTTCAAAATCTGGTCTATACCCTGGACACCCGTTCGAAATGCGTCCTTCTTGCCCTGTACTACCCTTACAGGTCATACGACGAAGCGGCCGAATTCCTTCAAGTCGAAAGGACAACTGTCTATCGACAAAGAGAAATCGCCCTGAACAGGCTTTTCGCCAGGGCTGAACGGTCAAAAGCCTTCCGCGAATAAAAATTTATGCAACTATGTGCAACTGTTTGCAACTACTTGCAACTATACGCAACTGTCAACGGGAAAAATATATGGTATAACATCATTGTGGACTTGCGCGTCCACCCTCCTATTGATATAGGGTACAGGAAGACGTTCCTTCGGGAGCGTCTTTTTTGTACCCGAATTCAGAGGAAATACCGAAAATCAGAAAGGAAGGTGTGAATCATGGCAAAGCTGACGCCGAAACAAGCCCGTTTCTGTGAAGAATATCTGGTCGACCTGAACGCGACACAGGCCGCGATCCGCGCCGGATATTCTGTCGAATCGGCTGGAAGTATCGGAAGTGAAAACTTGACAAAACCTGAAATTCGCGCGCGCATAGAAACCGCAATGGCCGAAAGGTCCAAAAGAACCGGAATCAATGCTGACCGCGTTCTTCGGGAACTGGGACGAATCGCCTTCGTGAATCCGAAGGACGTCCTTGACTTACAGACTGCGGAAGTGAAGCCGGACACCAGCGACGACGATCTGGCGGTTATCGCCGGAATGAAGGTCAAATATGTCCCACACAAGGACTTCGATGAAAACGGCGATCCTGTCATTGAACAGGCAATCGAACGCGAAGTCAAGCTGTGCGACAAACTGAAAGCGCTTGAACTTTGCGGCCGACACCTGGGAATGTTCAAAGACAATCCCGAAGCAAATGTCCCTGTTACGGTGGTGATCAATTATGACTACGGCGGCGAAGATTGAATTCAAGGCGGCGGCACAGTTTAACCCTGTCTTCCGCCCCGTCAACGAATGGCGCGGCCGATATAGGATTCTGAAAGGCTCAGCCGGTTCCGGAAAGTCTGTGAATATCGCCCAGGACTATATCGCGAAACTGTCCGATCCGGCCTATACCGGCGCGAACCTTCTTGTCGTCCGCAAGATTGAAGAAACGAACCGCGACAGCACTTTCGCCGAATTACAAGCGGCAATATACAGAATGTTCGGCCCCTATGCTGACCGCTTCTGGAAGGTGAATCTGAATCCGCTTGCGCTGGAATGTAAGATCACCGGAAACAGGATCATTTTTCGCGGCGTCAAGGATCAGCGACAGCGTGAAAAGGTGAAGTCGATCACCTTCAAGAACGGAAAACTGGTCTGGATATGGTGCGAAGAAGCGACGGAACTTCTTTCCGAAGACGTTGACATTCTGGACGACCGTCTTCGTGGTAATCTGAACGAACTGAATCCGAATCTGTACTACCAGATAACAATGACGTTCAACCCAGTCAGCGCGACGCACTGGATCAAAGGCCGATACTTCGACAAGGCTGATCCGGACGTCCTGGCCCACCATTCAACATATAAGACAAACCGATTCATAGACCCAGCTTATTTTCGCCGTATGGAACGACGCAAGGAAGAAGACCCAGAAGGTTATCGCGTCTATGGCCTGGGCGAATGGGGCGAACTGGGCGGCCTTATCCTGACAAACTTCGAAGTCCACGACTTCAAGACCGGAAAAGACAACTTCGACGCCTTCTATTATGGCCAGGACTTCGGCTATAACCACGCGGACGCCATTCTGGGCGTTGGCTGGAAAGACGGCGAAGTGTATATCTGTTCTGAAATCTATGTCTTTGAAAAGGACACCGAAGAAATTATCAGTCTGGCCAAACAGAACAAAGTCGACCAACGTATCGAAATGTTCTGCGATTCCGCTGAACCGGACAGGATCAAGACATGGTCAAAGGCCGGCTTCCGCGCCTACCCTGTGAAGAAAGAGCCTGGAAGCGTGAAAGCACAAATCGACTGGCTGAAAGGCCGGAAAATCCACATTCACCCGTCATGTGTGAATGTATTGAAAGAAGTCCAACAATGGAAATGGAAAAAGGACCCGACGTCCGGTCTTTACATAGACGAACCGGTCGAATTTATGGACGACGCTATGGCCGCCCTTCGCTATTCGGTCGAACGTCTTCGTCGTGGTTCTTCTATCGAAGTATTGAAGTGAGGTGTAAAAAATGGCCGAATTATCTGTTATGGACCGGATCAATATGATTCTGTCCGACCCCGAAAAAGCTACAATGACGCTGGCACAGATCGTCAGCGAAGAAATACGCGAATTCAAGGCGTCCCCTGAATACGCGATCATGCTTGAAGCTGAATCCTATTACAGGAACCGAAGCGACGTCCAGCGAAAGACGGTTGACGTTGCGAACCGTTCAAACACGAAGATCGAACACCCGATCTTGAAGAAACTTGTCGACCAGAAAGCGAACTACCTTCTGTCGAAGCCCTGGACGGTCGACACAAAAAACAGCGCATACGGCGAAGCATTGACGAAAGTCTTCGACCAGACCTTCCGCCGGAAGATTAAATCCCTGGGGAAGGGCGCGATCAAGTCCGGTATTGCCTGGATTCAACCCTATTTCAGGGACGGAAAACTGGCGTTCATGCGTATTCCTTCGACTGAACTTGTCCCTTTGTGGCGCGACGCTGAACGAACAGAACTGGACGCCTTTATTAGATTTTATGACCAGGTCATTTATATCGGGACCAGGAAACACATCATCACACACGCCGAATTCTGGTGGCCTGGTGGTGTGAAATGGTTCAAGACGGACGCCTTCGCCGGAACCGGCGCCGGAAACTTCTATGTCGACAAGGAACACGGCGACGAAGCGTCTGACTATACGGAACCACACTTCGTCGTTGACGACAAGCCGTACAACTGGGAAGAATGTCCGATCGCCTGGCTGAAATACAACGAAGAAGAACTTCCCCTTTGCTATTATATTAAGGACCTGATTGACGACATCAACTGGCAGACGTCCGTCACTTCCGACGTTCTTCGTGACGTGGCGAAGTTTATCTATATTCTTCGTAACTATGGCGGACAAGACCTGGCTGAATTTCTGAAAGACCTGAAAGAACACATGGCGATCAAGGTCACGTCTGACGGTGGCGTGGATAAATTACAGGCCGACCTAAATATCGACGCTGTCATGGCCTTCCTGGACAAACAGCGCCGCGATCTGTTCGACTTTGCGGCCGCCGTCGATACGAAGGACCCTGACCTGGGGAACGCCAGCGGAACGGCGATCAATTTCCGTTATATGGACCTTGACGCTGACTGTGATTCCCTGGGAACGGAACTGAAAGACACCTTCCGGCGTCTGAAACTGTTCATTGACGTTTACTTCCAGATCACCGGCCAGGGCGACTTCACGAACGAAGAATTTGATATTGTCTTCAATATGGATCTTCCGGTCAACGAAACAGACATTATCAACAACGCCGTGAACAGCAACGGTCTTCTGTCGAAACGAACGATCCTTCAAAATCACCCGTGGGTCACAGACGTCGACGAAGAACTGGCCAGAATCGACGAAGAAAAGAAAGCCGCTATGGAAGAATACGGCGACGGCCTTTTCAATCACGCTATGGGCGCCGACGACAGCCAGGAAGGCGGCGACAGCGCCGGCCTGAATGGTGGTGACGGCAATGACGAATAATGAAGCATACTGGACAGAAAGAGCCTTGAAACGCGCCGAAGAAGCCTACCTTCACGACGCGGCATTGACGGCGAAGCTGTTCCAGGAATACGAATCCGCCGCGAAGGCTATCAAGCGCGAAATCAGCGCCTTCTATTCGAAGTACGCTGGCAAGTATGGCCTTACATACGATCAGGCCGTCCGTCTTCTGAACCGGAAGGAATTCCAGGAATGGAAAGCAAGTCTGGCGGAATATGTGGACTATATCGCTACGATCCAGGACCCGAAGGTCAAGGCGCTTCTGACGGCACAACTGGACGCCCTGTCGGCGAACAGTTCTATTTCCCGACTGGAAGCCCTTCAAGGTCAAATCGACCTGATCCTGAATGACCTGTTTGACAAAGGCGTCGCACAAATGAAGAACCAGTTCGGCGACGACTTCGTCGAAGGTTATTACAAGAAATGTTATGACCTTCAATCCAGGGCCGGATTCTTCAACGAGATCGCAAAGATCGACTATGCGGCCATTGAAAACGTCGTTTCTTATCCCTGGTCCGGCGCCATGTTTTCCGATCGCCTATGGCAGAACAAACAGGCGCTTCTTTTCAACACCAGGGAAGTTCTGACCCAGGGACTTATCCAGGGAAAAAGCGTGAACGTCATGTCTTCCGCCCTGGCGGCCAAAATGGGCCAGTCCTACAAGAACGCCGAACGCCTGGTCAGGACAGAAACCGCGCATATTCACGCGGAATCAGATCGGGCCGCATACAAAGAAGCCGGCGTCGAACAATATGAATTCATGGCGACGCTGGAAGTCCGAACCTGTGACGTCTGCGGAAGCCTGGACGGGAAACACTTCAAAGTCAGCGAAGCGAAAGTCGGTGTCAATTATCCGCCGATACACCCGAATTGTCGGTGTACTACGGTAGAATATGACCCAGACGACGCCCTGGACTGGTATAATTCCGGTCAACCTATGCCGAAAGCCAAAACTTACGAAGAATGGTACGACGAACAGGTGGCCAGGAACGGTCAGGGATCGGTTGAGGTTGAGCGACAAAAGGTGTATAATAGAAAAGCAGACCTGGAACAGTTCGAAGCCTATTCCGAACGCCTGGGCGCTGACGCACCTTCTGACGTCGACACCTTCCAGCGCTTGAAATATAGCAAGCCCGACGAATGGTCCGACCTGAAAGGCCTTTATTCTTACAAAGGGCGCGTTCCGGAAGCGACGAAAGCCGACTTCCAGACATACAAGAAGATCAAAGCTACCGGCATATATGGAACCGTCAGAGTTCCGGCCGCGAAGATTGATACTTCCACCCTAACGCTTGACGTCGCGCACATAAACGAACGCCGCCACGGTGTCACCCAGGAAGAAGCCGTTTCCTACATTAAGAACGCGGCGTTTTCCCTGAAAAGGCGTCACTGGACCGGTGAAACCTTCCTGAACTACTATTCAGAAGAAGGCGCTTCGTATGTGAGGACCAGCGACAACGTGATCCGGACTTCCTTCAAGAAGGACGAATTCGACAAAAAGACAAAATCCGCTATGGAGGTTTTGAAGAATGGAAAATAAAACTGTTTTCTGTCCTGTCCTTCAAAGACAGGTCAACGGCGACGACTGTTTCGATATTTCAATGGTCGCCGAAAAGACAACCCCTGACAGGTTCCTTCCGAAGGACTTGAAGCCGGAAGACTTCACGGACGACAAGAAGGAAATCTGTTTGAAATGCAAATATCACCCTGAATAAGCGTCGATCGGATATTCCGACCGGCGTTTTCTTATGCGTTGAATCAGACATCACCCTTTCGGTGGTGTCTTTTTCATATACAAAAACAGCCGCACCCGTCCGGCGACCAGGCGGAACCGCAAAGCGTGTGGAAGTCACGGTAAACACAGCGGAAAAGAAAGGAGCGATCACACATGATCATTGAAGGAATCAAAAATCTTCTGGGCGAAGACCTGACGAAACAGGTTGAAACAGCGCTGAAAGGAAAAGGCAAAGACGGAAAGGACGTCGATCTGGTTATCGGAAACGACGGAAGTTTCGTTCCGGCCGAAAAGTACAACGGCGCCAACAGCGGCAAGACCAGCGCGGAAAACGCATTGAAAGCCGCCGCCGAAGCGTTGAAGGCAATCGGCGGAAGTGGCGATCCGGCCAAGATCGCCGAAGACGTGAAGACGGCCCAGACCACTATCACAACCCTTCAAACCAACCATGACGCCGAAATCAAGAAGATCAGCAAGAACGCCGCCCTTCGAATGGCCCTGAACGGGAAAGTTCACGACCCTTCGGACATTATTAGCCTTCTGGACCTTGAGAAAATCGACGTCGACGACACCGGCAACCTGAAAACAGACCTTGACGGCCTTTTGAAGCCTATCAAGGAATCGAAATCCTATCTGTTCACAGAGCCGGCGAAACCTGGCGCCCCTGAAATCAAAGGCGCAAAGCCGGCCGAGCCTGGCGCCCCTGGCGCACCGGCCGCAAAAGCAGACGGCCCCGTTTGCTTGTAAAACACACAAAACAAAAATCAGAAAGGAATGATTTACAATGGCAAGAACAAAAGCAATCAGCCTGATCCAGTCCGGTTCTACGAAGGTAGACCTTGCCGAACTTTCCGGCCTTGTGATCAGCAACATTCAGAAGGACACCCTTTCCCAGGGCTTGAAGTCCCAGGCGTACACTGGCAATCCCGCCAGCGGTTCCGTCGAGTTTAAGCGCTTCAAGAACAGCGCTTCCCAGCCTTACGGTACGGCAAGAAATGCCGGCAAGGGCGACGCGATCACTGTTCCGCCTACTACCGTAAACCTTAACACTCACAAGGAGATCGTCGAAGAAGCCGCAAAGTTCGACCTTGACACTTTCGGCGTCGGAAACATCATGGCCAGACGTGCCGACAACCACGTCGACACTGTGGCGTCTGAATTCGATACTGCCTTCTTCGCCCAGGCAAAGGACGAAGGCACTTCCTACACACCGGCCAGCGACGCCGGAATCGAAGACCTTCTGGAAGGTATCATTCAGACTTTGGAAAGCGTCAAGAACGATTATGTTCGCGGCGTTCCCCGTAACATGATTCGCCTTGTCCTTGATCCTCTTACTTACGGCAAGGCCAGAAACTACCTTGACAAAAGCACCAACAACGCCAACGTGGACACGGCCGCCGAAGACTTCGCTATTTTCCACGGTGTAAGGGTATATTCTTCTATCAATCTACCTGTGACGTCCGAAGCGACTTCCGACAGTAAGACGAAGACCACTACGGTTCACGCTATCGCCATGATCGAAGGCGCTATCGCACAGCCGGCGGTTATCTATCCTTACAAGGAGCCTGAAAAGATTCCTCTTTCCAACGACTACGGCGTGTCTATGTTCTTCGACTACGGCACAAAGGCCCTTACCCCTGACCTTATTTTCTGGTATGGAACTTCCGTCACTGCATAAGTGGCGAAGCATTTGAAGGAGGTATCAACATGAAATTCAAAAGCATTGTAACCGGCGCAATCCTGGAACCGAATTCCGAAATGGTCGCTGAACAGCTTCGAAAGAATTCTTCCTTCGTTGTCTGTGACGGCCAGGAAGCCGCACAGGGCGACGAAAAGCCCCTGTCGAAGATGAACAAGGACGAACTTCTGAAAGTCGCCCAGGACGCCGAAATCGCGGTTCCTGACGGCGCCACAAAGGCGGAGATTGTCGAACTGATCAAAGCCGCACAGGGCGACGAATAAAGCGGAACCGCCGAAAGGTGGTGGAACTATGTTCGAACAGATTCTTTCGTCCCTGGACGGCCTGACTGATCTTGAACGTGCGGACGTCCTTCGCGTTCTTATGTCGAAGGACAACCGCCTTTCTAAAGTCAAGGCCCTTCTGGGAATCACAACGACGGATCAGGACGACGTTCTGGAATTCGTTATTCAGACAGTCGAAGGTATGATCCTGTCGTACATCAATCAGGACACCCTTCCGCCGCGTCTGGAAAACGTCTTGATCGTCATGTGTGTCAGCTATTACAAATCGGCCGGACTGGGAACCACGACGGCCGCCGTCGGTCCTGTGGCGTCTGTGAAGCGTGGCGACGTCCAGACTTCCTTCGCCACCGGTTCCGGTTCTTCCGGATCGGCGAACACCTTCAACCTGGGAACAGACAGCGGTGACTTCTTCGGGTGGAAAACTGTCCTGAACGAATATCGCGTGTTAAGGTGGTGATCCTATGGCCTTCGGAAACGCAAGCGCTGAACGCGCCGCAATCGAATTGACCTACGAAGACACCGCCACCGTGAGCCGTACAACGTCGCAGAGAGGGAAAAACAACATTTCAGTGTCTTCCCCTTCTGTGATTTATGACGGTATCATTTGCGCGCTATCGTATACAGGTTCAGACAATAGCAGACAGACGGACGCACAGAACAACGTCGATTATGACGCTGTCATTTTTGCCAGTCCGGACCTTCTGGTCCTTCCTGGTGATACAATCGTCGTAAAACGGTTCGGACGGGACGATCCTTCCAGTGGTCGAAACCTGACCTTCGAAGTGATCGGCCGTCCTTCCGTCTATGCGACACATCAAGAAATCAAAGTAAAGGACGGTGATCTGGCGTGAGCGTGGACAATTCTGAACTTTTGGCCTTCCAGAATCAGATTCAGGCGTTGAAAGACGACATTCCTGAAATAATGGACAGCCTGGCCGTCGGCGAAGGACGCTACGCGCGCGACCAGGCCCGTAAAATCTGCAAGGAAGAAAATATCGTAAACACTGGCGACTATCGACGCAACTTCAAAAGCGGAACAAAGGCGATCCGCGCCGGTAATTCGTACAAAATCGACGTCTTCAACAATCTTGACTATGCGAAGCCGCTTGAATACGGCTTCCGAAGTCACTTCGTTCCTGGCCACTGGGAAGGGAATTCCTTCAAGTACCAGAGAAACGACCCTGACGGCGGAATGTACGTCGGACCGGCCGGCGGCTATGTTCGCGGCCATTTCACCCTTCGGCGCGCTATAAGACGCACGAAGACAACCCAGGCGGCACGACTGAACCGAAAAATGGATCGGATCATTCGTCAACGCATGAATGGAGGTGGCACAGAATGACGCTGAACAAATTCCTTGAAGCTGTCGCCGAAAAACTTGTCGGCCTGTGGCCCGATCGACACGTATTCGTCAATGAAATCCCGAAGGATTCTGACGGAAATTTCTTCGTTGGAATTATCGAAGCGACACAGGAAAAGAAACTGGATCGGCGCCGTCGGCGTCATGTCCAGATTGAAGTTCTTTATTTCCTGGCGTCGAAGGATAACCTTGACTTCAACGAATGGTCTGAAAAAATGCTGGACGAATTCGAATCCCTGACTGTGGCCGAAACGGAAAGTCGGTCCCGACTGGTTCGCCTGACGAATGTCACGGCCAGAAAGGACGACGACAGCCGCGTCTATCAGTTTCTTTTTGACGCGGACTTCAACTTCGTGATCACGCCGGAAGCGATTCCGACTATGTATTATCTGGGCCAGGACAACACAATCAGATCGGAGGTAATCGAATAATGGCAACAAAGAAAAAGGCTGATTCCGTTGACCAGGCGGAACCTACTTTCAGCAAAGAACAACTGGTCAAATCCGCAACGCTGGGCCTTCCCAGGGACGCCGTGGCGGCGATCCTGAAAGACGGCCAGCAGTACACAAGGGAACAGGCAATCCAGCTTGTGACCGAATTTCTTGAAAGGAAGGTGTAACCTATGCCTATTGGTGGTGGTACTTTCACAGTACAGAACAAAATTCTTCCTGGTGCTTACATCAACTTTGTAAGCATGGGAACCAACGCCAAAATGGGAAGCCGTGGCGTCGCCGCCCTTCCCCTTGAACTTAACTGGGGACCTGACGACAAGGTCTTCACTATGACCGCGACCGACTTCAACGCGACCAGTTTGAAAGTCTTCGGTTACGATCCTACCGACGCGAACATTCTTCTTGTTCGCGAAGCGCTGAAACGCGCGAAGTCCCTTCTGATCTATCGCGTAAACGGTGGCGGCACGAAGGCCAGCGCAACCGTCGGCGGAATGACTGTTACCGCGAAATATAGTGGCACACACGGAAACGACATCATGGTCGCCGTGATCACCAACGTCGACGACGCGACAAAGGTCGACGTCGTGACCTATCTTGACGGCGTGGTTATGGACAGCCAGACCGTCGCGAAATCTGGCGGCGCCGCTTCCCTGGTAGCGAATGACTTCGTATCCTTCGGAACAGCGGCAACCCTTACGGCCGCAACGGCAACCGCCTTGACCGGTGGAACGAACGCCGCTGTCAACGCCGCAAAGCACACGGCCGCCCTGAATGCCTTCGAAGTCGAATCCTTCAATGTGATCGGCTATCCTGGCACGAATACCGACGTCAAGGCCCTTTATGGCGCCTTTGTGAAGCGTCTTCGTGACGACGAAGGAAGAAAGATTGTCGGCGTCCTTTATGACTATGACGGCGACAACATGGGCCTGATCAACGTCAAGAACGGCGTTATCCTGGCCAACGGAACCACATTGACCGGCGACAAGGCCGTCGCCTGGGTGGCTGGCGCTTCTGCCGGTGCGGAAGTGAACGAATCCCTGACAAATACGGCCTACGACGACGCTGTGGACGTTGATATTAAATATACGAAGTCCCAGTTCGAAGCCGCTATCAAGGCCGGCGAATTCACATTCTACGCCGACAACGGAAAAGCCCGTGTCCTGACTGACATCAACAGTCTTGTCACAATCGGCCAGAATATGTCTTCCGACTGGACGTCGAACCGCGTTGTCCGCGTTATGGACGGCTGGGCGAATGACGTCGCCCGAATCTTCGGCGAATCCTATATCGGCCTTGTAACCAACAGCGACACCGGCCGACAGCTTTTCAAGGCTGACCTTGTGGCACTTGCAAATCAGTATCAGTCGATCGACGCAATCAGCAACTTCAAGTCCGACGACATCACTGTCAACCAGGGCGACGGGAAACGCGACGTCGCGGTCGACTGCGCTTTACAGCCGAACGACAGCATGGAAAAACTTTATATGACTGTCGTCGTAAACTAAGAAAGGGGTGACAGACAATGAAAACTTTGAACGCACCTGATACCATTTCCGGCAAGGAAGGCCGCGCCTATGCGAAAATCAATGGCAACAACGAAGAACTGTTCTACGCGAAGACGATCGAAGCGAACGTCGAAAAGAGCAAGTCCGAAATCAAAGCGATCGGAAAGCGCATGACCGGCCACAAGACAACCGGCGCGAACGGTAGCGGTTCTATGACGCTTTACTATATGACGCCGCTTTTCCGTGAAATGCTTCGCCAGTGGAAGGAAACCGGAAAGGACGTTTACTTCGATATGGTGGTCGAGAATGACGACCAGGAATCTTCGGCCGGAAAACAGACGGTTCTTCTTATGGACTGCAATCTGGATTCCGTCGTCCTTGCGAAACTGGACGGCGATTCCGACGACGCCCTGGACGAAGACGCCGACTTCACTTTCGAAGACTTCGACATTCTGACACCGTTCACGAAGTTCTAAGCTATCAAAGGAGGAAAACAAAATGGGTAAATTACAGGAATTCCTTATGTCCAATCAGGACGACATTCAGGCAACAGCGGAAGTCGCGGTCAGCGGCTTCCCTGTTCCTTTCACGATTAAGTCGATCACCGAAGGCGAAAACAAGGCCATTCGTAAGTCTTGCCAGAAAATCACCTTCGACAAGAAGACACACCAGAAGACCACGGAAACGGATCAGGACCTTTACAACAACCGCCTTGTGATTGCGTGTTGTGTGGACCCGAACTTCAAGGACGCGGAACTTCAAGCGAAATTCGGTGTCATGGGCGCCGAATCCTTGATCGACGTCCTTTTGAAGCCTGGCCAGTTCGTCGATCTTCTTCTGGGCGTCCAGGAGGTCAACGGCTTTTCTGACGACGTGAACGACCTTCGCGAAGAAGCAAAAAACTAATCACCGGTGGAGGTGTGGACGCTGACGCGGACGGCGAAGCTGTCTACGCACATTACGCCTTGCACCGGTTGAAAATCCTTCCCAGTACGCTTATAGCCCTTCCCATTCGGGAACGGGCTTTTATTTATGCTTCGATTGACCTTCAAATCGAAAAGGAAAAGAAAGAAGCACAAAAAGCGAAACGGAAAGGCAAGAAAGGAAGGTGATGAACCGTGGCCGGTGTCGCTACACAAATGACCATTCGCGACGGTATGACTTCGAAGCTGAACCGAATCTTTCAGGCAGTATCGAGGACAAACCGCGCCCTGGAAACCACGGACGCACTGTCGGACCAGGTGAACCCTGGGGCCAACTTTGACAGGGCGGCTTCGGCCGCCGGTCGCGCTTCCGGCCAGGTTGATAATTTCAACAATCGCCAGCGCCAGTCAGAGGAAGGCACCCGAAAGGTCGCTTCCGCCTGGGGCCTTGTAAAAAAGGCTATTGGTTCAGCCCTGGCGGCGATCAGTGTCCAAAAGGTGATCGAACTTGCGGACAGTATGACGTCGACCAGGGCCAGACTGGACATAATGAACGACGGACTTCAAACCACGGACGAATTACAGTCTATGATTATGAAATCCGCCAACCGATCCCGCGCCGCCTATCAGACAACGGCTGACGCCGTTTCGAAAATGGGTATCATGGCAAAGGACGCCTTTTCAAACAATGACGAACTGATCAAGTTTACAGAATTGATCAATAAACAGTTCACGATCGCCGGCACTTCGGCCGCCGGTATCGACGCGGCTATGTTACAGCTTACACAGGCCATGTCTTCCGGTGTCCTTCGTGGTGAAGAATTGAACAGCGTCTTCGAACAGGCGCCGACAATCATTCAGACGATCGCGGACTATCTTGACGTACCTATCGGCAAAATTCGCGATATGGCCGCCGACGGTCAGATCACTTCAACGATCGTCAAAAATGCCATGCTGGCGTCTGCTGACGAAATCAACGCGAAGTTTGAAGCTATGCCTATGACCTTCGCCCAAGTCTGGACAATCGCGAAGAATATCGCCCTGGAAGCCTTCACACCTGTTATTCAGGCGATCGGTTCCGGCGCACAATGGATTTATGACAACTGGTCCACAATCGCCCCGATCTTCTGGGGCCTGACCAGTGCCGCCCTTGCCTATGCTGTGGCGCTGGGAATCCAGACGGCCGCAACCTGGATCGCAGACGGAGCTGCGAAGGCTTTCTTTACGACGCTTTTGACGAATCCGCTTTTCTGGATCGCCCTTGCGGTCGGCGTTGTCGTCGCCGCACTTTACAGAATGATTCAGGCTGTCGGTGGCGTGAAAAACGCCTGGGAAATCTGCAAAGCGGCCCTTGTGGTCGCCTGGGCGGCCTTGAAGGTGGCGTTCTTTGCAACCTACAACTGGATCGCGAACCTGATCGACAAGCTGAAACTATGCTGGCAAAGGGCCGGCGTGGCCATAGCCGGATATATGGGCGATATGAAAGTAAACGTCCTGACAATCCTTCAAAATATGGTCAACGGCGCGATCGACATCATAAACAAGTTTATCGGCTTACTGAACAAGATTCCTGGTGTCAGCATTGACGCGGTCGAACAAGTAACCTTCGCCACGACAGCGAAGGCAGAAAACGAAGCCGCGAAGCAAGCCAGAGCCGACGCCTTGAACAAGTACGAATCGGACATCAAGGCCGCACAGGCCCAGCGTGACGCCACTTATTCGTCGGCGAAGAAAGAACTTGCTGACGCTACGGCCGCACTGTCTAAGACCTACGCCAACGCCAAAGCGGAAGCCGCACAGGCAAAGTCTGACGTCGGCGCCACGGACTGGAATGTCGACGGGACAAACGACGTCGGGAAAGTCGATTCTGTGGGATCAGTCGGAAAGATTGACAGCGACGTAAATATCGCCGATGAAGATCTGAAATTCCTTCGCGACGTGGCCGAAATGCGCTATGTCCAGAACTTCGTCACCTTGACGCCGACTGTGGCGGTTGAAGCCCAGATCAGCGAAAAGGTCGACGTCGACGAAGTCGTCGAACGGATCGAAAGCAAGCTGGAAGACGAATTCACAGCGGCGGCGGAAGGAGTGTATAACTAATGAGCAATTACCGAATGACACTGATCGTCGGTGGACGGGAAATCAACATTCCCGTCCTTCCGGCGAAACTGAACGTGTCTTCGCCTGGGAAAAATGAGCGCGTGACAGTGCTTGACCTGGGCGAAGTCCTTCTTTTACGCAAAAAGGGCCTTCGGATTCTGTCCTGGGAAAGTTTCTTTCCGGCCGATTCCGCGCCGTACACTACCGGACAGGTTCGGGACCCTATTTCTATTATTCAGGCAATCCAGAAAGCCAGGGACAGCAAGACGCCGGTCCGCTTCCTGATAACAGGAACAGACCTGGACTGTAATATTCGAATGGGAATCGAATCCTTCGAATATGAAGAACGATCCGGCGAACTGGGCGACCTGTACTATACGATCAAACTGTACGAATGGAAAGACATATCACCTAAAAAAATCGTTCTTCCAGAAAAGAAGAACGCACCGGCGAAAACCCAGGAACCGGCCAGAGCCGGAAAA